TCAGGGATGGAGAGTTCGACCCCGCCGAAAGCGCATTGTGAAGAACCGTGTAGGCTTTCGACAAAAGGCCCGGCTTGTGAGAGATAACGTAGGTCGTCCCCGCCGTTGACATGTCTGTAATCGACACCGCAAGGCCAGGATCGCCAACGGGGAAAGAAACCCCGTCTTGATTGACCCATTGCGCATTCCGCCCGTCGTCGCTTTGCTGGAGATTCGCACCGGCCCACGCGGAAGACGCCATGAACACGAGCGCGAAAAGAGTTGCAATAATTCGCATAGAAAACTCCTGTAGAGAGTTGGGGGCCGAAGCCCCCGCCCCTTAGCTAAGGTCCGCGACGATTCCCGAAGCCGCCTCATTGCGAGCTTCAAGGGTGTATTCCGCCAGGATCATGCGCGGCTCCGCGTCACCCGTCCGAGCCAAGTCGTAAATGGCCGGCGAACGCAGCGAGGCAAAGGCCCACATATCCTTTTGCAGAACCAGAACGGAACGAATCGAACCCGGCGTGCCGCCGCTCGAACCTTCCATGAATCGGTGCGGGAAGATTTGCAAATCCCCGAAATCCGATTGATAAAGCTCGATAGAGGCCACGAGGGTTCGGTCCATCGCGTCTTTTTGGCGCGTGGCATTCCCAGTGAACCCGGAAATGGTCTGCTTGTGCTTGGACGAGCAGAGAATCGTATCCGGATCACCACCGGCATCAAAGCAGTCCTTCAATACCGACTTGAGCAGGCTTTCGGTCAACGCGCGCTGCGTGCCGTCCGTCGCTGTGTCCGCCCCCGTTCCCGCAGGATCGTCGCCGTTCGTGCCGCGACTGGAGTTTGTCGCAATCCACGATTCAACACCCGCCGCAACCCGCGCCGTTGTGCTGTTGCCCGCATTCTTCGCCTTGTTCGCCAGAAGCGAAGTCTCGATATCCCGCATAAGCGCGCGGGAATTCTTGAGAATCTGGTACTTCAATTCCGACTTGCGGCCAGCCTTGTTGACCACTTCCGACGTGCCGGTGACGGCAAACGCCTTTCGGGCGATTTCACAGGTATTCCCGAGGCGGGTTGTCGCCGTGGCCGCTGTCACGCTGCCGACCACATCGCCTTCAAGCTGCTGGTTCGTGTCCACGTTGGCATCGAGCGAATCGGTCTGCCATTCGTGATTGGTCTGTTCCGCCGAGGTTTTCGCGATGCCCGAAATAAACGGGGTTTTCGTCGGCGTGATGTCATAAATAGCGTCGCTCAGGTCTTCCCGGCGGCCAATCTGGCTGTAGGTCGGGAAAGCATTGGTGTAGAGAGTCATGGTTCCATTCTCCGGTTAAAGGGTCTCGGCAAATGCGCCGAGAAAGTCCTCAGCGGCCCGCTGCTTCGTGCGCGGGTTGCTGCTTCTCAGACGGCGGCGAATGGCGTCCGTGTTCGATTGTGCCTGCGTGCCTTTTCCATCCCGTCCATTCGGACGGAGCTTCGGCTTGCCTGCGAGCTTCTTCCTGGCTTCGGGTTTCCCCTTTTCCAAAGCTCGATATTTCATGGCGTCCCGAAGAATCGCGAGGTCTTTGTAGTCCCAGGCACCGTCCATATACGCATTGATCTGGTCCGGCGTGTAACCGTATTGCGGGAGGACTTCCCGCATGTCTTGCTGGAACTTCTCAGCCCCTTCCGGCGTGGCCAGCTCGGGGATGTTCTCGCGCGCCAGTTTTTGGTGTTCCTGGCGATGTTGAGCCACAAGGGCCGCTTGCTCTTGCTCGCGATGCTGGAAATATTGCCCCAAATCTCTTTGACGCTTATCCAACTCCGCGCGCTTCACAATGTAGCCTTGCGGATCGTAGTTGATGGAATTTTCGTCCAGCATATCCTGCAAAGCGGCCTCTTCTCCGCTCAACTGCTGGCGAAACAAGCCCGCAAGCGTATCTGCTTGCTGAATACGGCCTTGCCATTCTTCCGCCTGCTTCGCACGGGTGGCTTCAAAAGCCTTCCGTTCTTCGGCAAGCGCCATCGTCTTCCGCGTGTAGTCCGATTCCCGGAGTGTCCCTTTGATTGCGTCCTGGAGCGGAACCAGGTCGTCGCCCACCTTCACGCGAAGGCTGGCGGCCAACTGTTCCGGATCCACGCCCAAGTCTTTGGCCGCGTCTTCCAGCGACCATTCCTCCGGCAAGGCCCAATCTTCGGATTCCGTATCATCGGCTTCATCGGAAGCCGTTGCGTCATCTTCCGTCTCGGCTTCGGCTTCAAGCTCGCCTTCCGCTTCGTCGTCCAAATCCGCATCCATCTGAGGCTCCGCTTCCGGGGTGGCCTCATGGCTCGATTCCTTGGTAACGGGTGCCTCTACGGGTCCGTCATCAACGTCCAGGGAATCTAAAAATGCCCGTTCGCCAGCGTCTACACCGACGAACAGTCCTTCGTTGGTTCCCGAATCCGGGGTGACCATTTCTTCCGACATAAAAGTGTCCTTCTAAGGGAACAGCGCGCCTCACGGCGGGCCTTACGTTAAGCGGTTCGTTTTCTCCGGGCCGGCAGCGCGTGCCACTTGGCGAGTGCTGCGTCCGCTTGTTTGCCCTTCTGCATGAGGCTGGCGAAATGGTTGACCCAATCCTCCGTCACCTCGAATCGCATTTTAGCAATGGCCAACGCCTGAGTGTCCCCAGGGTCAGCCGATTTGAACGATTCATAGGCCCGCTTTTTAAGTGCCTCGATGGCTTCGCGGGTAATGTCGTCGTCCAGAATGGCCTGCGCCCTAACGCCACGCTCTAGGCGAACGCGGGCTTTGGCCTCGTCTTCGGGTGTCACTTACGCTTGCCACCCTTTTTCGACAGGGAATCGCCCGGCAGCGGTCGCCCGCCTTTCAGGTTGATACCCTTTCCCGGAGTCATCACCGGGGTTTCCCCTTTCGGGTACTTGTTGCCATACATCATTTCGGATGCTCCTTAGACGCTGGTTAAGATCAAAGCGAGAATAGCGTCATCGTCCCGCTTCCTCCGCGCCCGGCCTTCAGCCGTGGCAAAGAAATTCCGGATATATTCCGGCTTGTGAAACTTGGTTAGTACCGACGGCGCCGGGCGGGCGCGCACTTCCGCGACGGGCGTTTCTTCCCTGTCTTCTTCTTCCCATACGCCATAGATAACCCTCCTACCGGGGACCGGCTCATTGAGCAGCAAAGAGGCGAGCATTAGAACAACTGATATTCATTCAAGGAAAACCGCACGTTTATGCTCGCCGCATTCGTGTCCGTATCGGCGACAAAATAGAGAACGTCCGTCGCATTCAGTTGAAACTTGACAGGCTCATTGATTGAAACTGTCGTCTCCGATGCCGTATCGACCAACGCACGGAAAACCTCGAACCGCGAATCAACCCCTCGGTTGTAGACGTAGCCCTTAACCGTGACCTTCGCGTTGCCACCACCGGGCTTTCCGACATTGACCCACAAAAACGGAGCAACCGCCGTGTGGTTGCTGCCCGTAAAAAACAACGCCTGCTGTGTGACGCCAGTCCCTGCCGGAACGATTGCCTGCGTCGTCCCCGCGCCCGTCGCCGTTACCGTAATATCTGAAACATTCGTGTCGTTTGTCCCGGTTGAGCTTACCGCGATCCGGTTAATGCCCAACCCGCTAAACGACGTGGTGTCCGTGCCGTCCGTCCCGAGAGTATGAAGCGCAACCGCAGGCAAGCCCGACGAATCTATGTAGTAAATCGTCATCGCCAGCGCGCCGGTCGTCCCCGCCCCGTCCGTCGTCCCGCCCGCAGTCCCATCATAAGCAATGTCGAACGTGGACGCGCTCGTCATCGGCGTGAAGTTCCCCGACGCAGGCCAGACCATTTGCTCCCCGCTCGAAGCGGTCAGGGAAGACTTGAAACCAAACTTATTCCAGCCCGTCACGCCAGACCGTCGGCCAAGGCGGATTTCATCCTGGAAATCACTGGGCCGCACATGCGCCGCGTCCGTGTCGAGGGACACCGACTGATTCAGCGGCGAATTGCCCTGCCGGAACGCCCCATAGTACGTGTAGAGCCGCAGATAAGACTGCGCGCCGGTGTCGTTGACCAATTCAACGCGGAAATAGCGCGGCCCTTTTACCGCCGTATGAAATTCATGGATTCCAGCCGTTATCTTAAAGCCATTGACGGGAAAGCGCGTCCAGTTGGTCCCATCGACGGAAAAATCAAAATACAGCGTCCCGGAATTGTCGGTTTGGCACGAAACCATCACATCAGGGAGATCGTTCAGTTCCCCTTCGCCGGTGAACGTCTCCCCGCTCCCCAATGCGGTCGTGCTTGTGTTGCTGCCGTCCGACGCAACGCCGGTGATTAGAATATTCTCGCGGTGCGTTGGCGTGCCGTCTTTCTGGTTTATCAGCGTGGTATCGAGCAATTCCCCCGAAACGCCAACGGGCAAAAAGCCCTCACTCGGATTCGCCACTAGGAATCGTCCACGCTTGCGCCGGCGATGTTACCGCTTTCGTCCCGCTCAAACTTAACCGCTTTCTTCTGACCGCCGATATGCACATTGATTGGCGGCAACGGCGCGGGAGCGGGCGCGCGTTCATGCTGTGAACGCCTTTCCTCACTTGCTGTCTGGCGCTCGTGGCGCCGGTCTTCCGCATCCGCCTGGATCATGACCTTGGAACGTTCCGCATCAGCCGCCATTGCCGCTTTCTCGCGTTCAATGCCGACCTGCATTTCCATCTTCTCGCGCTCGATGCCAGCCTGCATGTAAGCCAGCGTCATCTTTTGCTCGGTTTCCCATTGGGCCAGCCGAATCTTTTGGTCCGCCTCCCATTGCCGCAATTCCGCATCAAGACGGGCTTTCATTTGCTCCAAAGCCGCGTCTTGTTCGGCCTTGCGCTGTTCAAGTTCCCCTGTCGCCTGCATTTCGCGGTCTTTCTGCGCGATCTGCATTTGCGTCTTCTGCATTTCCGCCTCAACCTTGGCCTGCTCCAGCAGCATTTCCTTGTCAGGCTGTTCTTTCGGCTGGTTTGCCGGGTCTTCCGGATCGGCGAAGACCGTATCTGGGTCTTGATACCCGTTGTTGCCCGCAAACCGCTTGAGAACCGTGTGCAGGCCTTTCCGCGTCACCAACGGCCCATCAATACCTTGTTGGAGCGCCACGATTTGGTGCATGACGTTCAACATGAGCTGGTCGGCCATCATTTGGGTCTCTTTCGTCCCATGACCCAAGCCAACCGAAATTGAAACGTCCATTTCAGCATTCCAGGACCGCGGGTCCATCGGCACCCACTTACCCTTGAGCCGAATCATACGCTCGCGATCTTGGTGGTTAACCAAAAGCCGCAAGATTTTCCGGACCGCCGACTTCACGCCCAACTCAGCGATGGTGCGGGCGATAAGCATTTGCCGCTTCGCCGCCTGCCCCAATATCTGGTTCATGCCCGTTGCGGTCTTGTTCAAGCTGTCCGCATCGAGGCCCTGGTTATACCGTGTCACGCCCGTCCGCGTCTCACGGATGCTGTCGATGTATTCCAGCATGGGGAACAGCGACGGCCCCAAAGGCGTCGTGGTCAACTCGTGGAAATGCCCGGCCACGTCGCCCGCTTCCGTATCCACGCCAATTGCGGCGCCTGGGTCGGTATTCAGGTAATCGTCCAGATCGACCTTGTTGCTGATGCCCGTCCGCGCGTTATTCAGCAAATAGGCGTTGTCATTGAGATTCCGCCAAAGGATGGTCTTGATTTCCTGAATATCCGCCGTCAAATCGACCAAAGACCGCCCGAAGAACTTGTGCGGCATCTTGATCGGTGTCAGCGAACAAAACGGATGATCGTCCACTTCCTCATTAGCAAGGATTTCATAACCCGGCCCGCCGACCACCACCATGCGCTGTTCCGTAATGCCGTCGCCGTCGAAGTCGACGTTGATATAGCACTCGTAAACCGTCACTTCATGGGAGGCGAAATCCAATGGGCTATCGCTCGCAAGCCATTCCTCGTCGTTAAAACGCTGTTCCTCAACCTCGTTCCAGTCGTCCGCGTCGTCCGTTGGCAGCTTGTTTACGATATCTTCATCGTAGCCCATGCTAATCAGGTCAGACCGCGTGTATCTCGCCCGATGCGCCTTGAACCGCGCCGAATCCAAATCCACCGCCCGGCGCTGAATCATGAAGTCTTCAGGCGGGATCGGCACAATCGACACCCGGCCATCCTCCCGCGTGCGCTTTATCGTCAGGTCATACAAAACCCCATCTGGAGCAAACTGCATTTCCTCCTCGGTCGCCGCGCGTTCCTCGACCTCGATAATCTCGACTTCATTATCCGCTTGCAGTTCGGCCAAGACCAAGGAATTGACGCCTCGAGCGTTCTCCCGGCTTACCTTCGGCGTGTCGTCCCAACTAACCTTGATGATACCATTCTTCTGGAGCAAGCCGTCCTTGATCCAGTCATGCATGATGGAGAAACCGTCATTGTCCCGCCACCAAACATATTTAACGTAGTCCGTCGCGAGTTCGGCCTGTTCCTCGTCTCCGGGACCCACCGGCTCGAACCTGGTGATTTCATCGGACGCGGCAAAGACTTCCATCAAGCCCGGCATTACGGATTCGACCGTATCCTGCACGTCCGTCGAGACAACCTGAGACCGCCCCTCCACTTCGTCGCCGTAAGGCTCGGCAAAGTATCGGGCAAGCGCGTCCTCGCGGTCCTGCCCCAACTCACCATTCAACCAATCGACCGAGCGCTGGATTTCCTGGCCGATCATGTTTTTGAGGTCGGAATCGGTCAGGGGCCGCCGCGCGATGGAGGATGCGTCAGGCAATCGCCTAGTCCTCGTCCTTCGCCGGGCGGCCGCGTTTCTTCGGCTCGTCAAAGGCAATCACGACGTTGCCTTCTTCTTCCCGAAGCTCGAAATCGCCGTCGAACACCTTATCGCCGATGTGAACGGCCAGCGTGCGCGCATTGTTCATAATGCTGTTGAAGTCGGACCACGGCGAAAGCGTGGCGCCGTTAAACGCAATCTTGTTCATTTGAACTCCTATCGAATATTGAGTTTCGGGCTTTTCGGCCCCTTCGGTCGGGGATTCGACGGCCTGTACATCGCGCCCGTTCTAAACGCATCAGAACCATGCGATGCCCAATCATGACGCGGCTTATCTTTCCACGTCGCGAGCTTGTCATCCCATTCCTTGCGGTAGTTCTTCAGCGCCTTCAGGCCCTCGGAACACTTCTCCGCGTCGAACCAACACAGACTCAGGATGTTCCTCGACGCCTCGATGCCGTCTTCCACGCTCTGCCTAGGGACAACGTGCGGGGCCTTTCCGACCAGCCCCTTGAACGTCTCCACGCGCGTTTTGCCGGAACCCAATTCCCGCGCCTCGGCATCGTGCGGCAAAATATGTTCCGAATAGGTGTAGGGCTTCGCCGCCAGCATCTTCGCGTAGTGCGGAATGCCCTCACCCGAGTTTTCGTAATAGTCGATAACGTGAATCTCGCGGCCCACACGCTGGATGAACCATACCGCCATTGCATCGCCGATGCCCAAATCCCACCACGTCTCCACCGGGACAGCCGGATCGTGAGGAACCGCGCATATCTTTCCCGCTTCCTCCAGCGCCGCAATCTGATCGCCGTAATAAGCGCCCTCAATCGACGCCTCAAAAGCTTCCTCCGGCGTCGAGGGGAATTCGCGCTTCATATCCTGGCGCTGCTGTTCCGCTTTCTTGACGTACCAGGCCTTTTGTTCCGGCGTGAGGTCTATTCCAATCGTCAACAGCTTGGCGAAGTATTCCGCCATGTCCGACGGTATCTCGACGCCTTCCGGGGCCAGCGTGTATTCCTGTTCCTTCCACCACGGAAAGAAATGGAACTTAAAATCAAGCGCCGTGAGCTTGGTCTTGCGCCGCTGCGCCTCCATGCCCGTCACGCACAAATCATGAAAATCACCAGCCTGCCCCTCCGCCGTGGATTCAATCCACACCTTTTGACCAGCCTGGACCGTATTCAGCGCGCCTGTCCTGATTTCCCGCGCCTTGTCGGGATACAGCGCCGCAATCTTGCCGAACTCCGATATGTGAAGGCATTGGAACGTGCCGGATCGCAAACTCGTGCCGACCCGAACGCTGGAATTGTTCGCGAAGCTCAACGCCTGCGCGCTGTCCTGAGTTGCCGGGACCGCCGCCTTCAGCCCTTCCGGAAGGCAGTCGTAGGGGAACCGAACCTTGTCCTTGAATATCGCCTGCGCGTCTTCCCGAGTGTGAGCAATAACGCCGCCCCGTATATTCGCGTGGAACAAACAATCGTCGAGTATGTAAAGCTGAATGAATGTCGAAAACCCAAGCTGGCGGGCTTTCAATATCGTATTCAGAAAGTGCATATTGTCGAACAGGGCCTCTTGAGCCCAATTCATGCGGAATCGAACCTTGGCCCCCGTCTTGTCCGTGACGTGGTAAAGGTTGCTTAACCGCCAACGCTTGTCAGTGAACTGACCCGCTACCGCCCGAATGCTGCTCATCTTCCTCCAGGTGGCGCTTGCCGGCGCCCGTCAGCTCGGCGATTTCCGACCAGGGGTTGGTAGTGACCTCAACGGATTTCTTTTCCGTGATGTAACCTTGCAGATCGCTCGCCAACCGAACCGCCGACACATAGGCGCCGGACTGGCCTAATTCATCCGCACGCTTCGCCGCATGTAGCGCCAGCTCAACCGCCTTTTGATGCGTGAATTGAGTGTACGTTGCCGTCGGCTCAATAATTTCTTTCTCTCTCCCTTCGGCGATCTTTAGGGATACCTGCGGATGCCGCATTAAACGGGATGCCTCAACCGCCAAAGCGTTCGGACTCATTTTGTCGCTCTTATAGACAGCCTTATAAGCCTCAACCTGCTTGACGCCCGCGATCACCAGTTCCGCAAACTTCGTCTGCTTTGAGGTAAGCCTGAACGCGCCCATGAACGTGCCTCTGTAGCGGGACGGCTTTATCGCCCCATTTTTCAACAAAAAGGTTGGCGGTCTCTTTGATTCCGTTAACCACCATTACCGGCCAATGCCGCTTGTCTTTCGGGTATTCGGATATCGGTTTCCACTCGTGAGCGAGCAAAGAATTAACGAAGTGTTTAAGCTCGGCCTCGAAGCGACCTGTACCGCCGCCCGGCCTTACATTTGTTAAATTTTCAAGCCCTATTTCTTCTATGTGTTCCCGCTCAAAATCATACGCGGCCTGCTCGTCATCGAATTCCCTAACTACCCTAATCTCTGGCTCTAACCCGGACTCTCTAATTTCCTCGACCAAGGCGGTTTTGTTTTTGTTGTTTTTGCTCACGCCGCCAAGATGGTGAAGCGCGCGATTGCCTCGCCCCTTGCCCACGTAAAACGCGCCATTCGTTCTCGGATCTATAAGCTCATAGACATAATAACCCGGCCCTGAAATCCCCAACGCCTTGCTACATACAGCGCAGCCAAACCGCATTTGCTGGCAACGTGGGCAAGCCTTCCTACCCATTTAAGCCCGCTGCTTTGGCGTTAGCCGGTAGGAACTCATGGAATGTGTACCCGCTTCCCTTTTTTGCCTGTTCAACAGTCCGCAGCCCCGGATAACGGATGTCGAGGATATACCCGCCGCATTCCAGAACCGCGTGGGGTCTGCCGCCAAGCGTGGCGCAATAGTGTATCCAGCTTTCCCGATCGGAAAGCAACGTCTGGCACGTCAGGGCGAAGCCGAGGCAATCAGCCTTGAACCGCTTACCCTGCCTTACAAGGTCCGCGCTGTTGGATTTGGCGTCCTTCTCGTAATCCATCAACATATAAGCGCGGCGAAAGACCGCCTCGATATCACTGGCTTGCGCGGGGAACGCCCACAATGCGGCAAATCCAACTATGAATGATCGTCGGTTCATGCTGAAATGTACCGCGAATGCCGCGTTTATTCAATAGTTATGAAAAGGTTGGATTCGTTAACGCACCCGGAAGCCCAGATCGGCCTTTGTGTGCAATAAGCTGTGTAAAGGTTGCCGCTTCGGGCGTTCCGGGTAACAAAAAACCGCTCGACCTATTCGGGAGCGGTTGCTTTCAGACACACCTACAGCCTTAAGCCCCACCCGTTTCCGGGTAAGGGGCCGTCCGAGGACATGCACAAGGTATCGTATCCCGCAAAAGCGTGTCAACTACATTTTGTGCGGCGGCCTAGTGCATTCTGGATGGCCCAGTACCCACCCATTCCCCGTCGTCTTGTTTAACCTCAACTCCGAAGGTGAGATTAGTAAAGCGGAGCAAGCCGCAGACAAGGAGCATTTTCATCCCTTCCGCCGCATCTTCAATGGTTTGACCGCCTGTATCCTTAACAAACTCCCGAGCGACGGTGTAAATCATCGCGTCCAATAATTCCTCGGCCAAATCTTTTGGCGTTTCCATCAAATTCCCCTTCGTTCAATTAACCGATCCAAACCGCGCAAGACAGGCTCCACCTTCCGCTCCTGGTCCTCGCAGACCACCGCCACGACGGCGCAGGCGTCTTGACCCATGTCCATCATGGAATCTTTGTAGCACTCAAAGTTCCATGCTTGGGCATCGGACATTTCCCCGTTTCCGCCACCGGCGCCGGTGAAGTCCTGGACCTCGCTCGGATGGGTGTTCGCGTGCAGTTCCCGCAGCCATATGGCCATATCGTGGCGCTTGCCGGCCTGCTGATGCCGTCCTAGCTTTCCCTCGTCCAGCCATCGGTCAATCAAACTTTCATATCGAGCGCGTGGGCCAACAATTCGCACGGAATCTTCCTCGTTGCTGTCTCGCACTTCCATGACAATTCCGCCGTTATGTTTCGCCCGTTCCGGCGTCGGCTGTATGCCGTTGTTGAAATCCTGCCGTTCGCGGTATTTGCGCTTGCGTTTAGCCATATTTCGACTCCGGCATGGTTTTAATCAATTCACCGATCCGTCTGGCCATCTGTAACCGCTCGGCCTTCGTCGCGTGACCGTACCGCTTTGCGGCAGGCTCGTGAGATTCCAGCGCCTTCAAGGTCTGGCGATACTTGCTGCAAGCGTCGTCGATAGCCGTCGTTAATTGGGCATAGGTCGGAAACCATTGATTAGCCTTCGGCCAGTCCCACAGAACGCTCTGCACCGCGTAAGCTGGCTGTTCCGAAAGCGCCTGCGCGAACGTGTTGATTTGCGCCACGAGGTCGGCTTGCGTGATGTTCTTCCCCGTCGTCATCAGCTTGATGCGGCCAAGCGCGTCCTTGATGGTGTCGACCGGCAGGCGTTCCGCCTCGCGAGCTTGCAAGGCCTGGATCGCCGCTGATCGTTCCTCCGCGCTGATCTCCCCGATGACCTTAACGCCCGTCACGCGGTCGCAGGCGGCGTTGAATTCCAGCTTTAGCGCCTTCACGACACGAGCCGGGACTTTCATTTCGGATTTGGCCGGTAGCATCATGCCCTCTCGATGGCTTCCATGACCGACGGCGGGCCGTTGAACGGCGGCGAACCATGCCCCCCGCTGTTGCGTATCCAGTTGCGCCAAGTGGCTTCCCAGTCGCGCTTGGTTGCTTTCTGCCCTGTCGCAGATCGCCAGTAATCAACAAATTTTTCCGCCTCGACGCGAGCCGAAACACTCGGCCTCTCCGACTTCGCCCATTGCAACCAATCGTCTGGCACAATGAAGTCATCAGGCAACCTTGTGCCGCGTCGTGGGCGCGAACTTGTTTGCGCCCCTACTCCCTTCCCTGTTCCTTTCCCTGTTCCCTGTTCCCTGTTCCTTTCCGGCAATGAGCATTCATTGAGTTGTGCGTGAATTGGCGGTGAGCCGTCCCAATTAATTTGCAAGTCCTTGATTTTACTTGGTGTTGGGCGGTTAATCTTTTGATGGCTTAAAAAACCAACCACCTTGCCATAACGCCGACCGTCATCAACCGACCCAAGAACGATGTAGCCTATTTTTGACAGGTGATTGAGCGAGTCTTGAACGCTCACTGATAATTCACGGAGCGGGAAGCACTCGGCTTGTATTAGCTTTGGGTTAGCGTTGAAATAACCTTCATCATCAGCATAATTCAACAACGCCGCAGCTAGCATGTGTGTTGCCTCTGGAAGCTCTGATAGTATTTCATGCTTCCAAAACTCGGGCTTTATTGTTCGGATTCTCGGCATTTGGTTTCCAGTTCGGAACAGTAAAAACGCTGGCGACTACGCGCGGCCTCCAGCACCTCGTCGGTGTGTAGTTCTTTATCCAGAACGTAAAAAACGGTTATTGCGGCCATCATGGCCGTGAGAACGGCGATCTTCCTACAGACATCCTCTACGGGGACATCAAACCATTCCCCGTTCAGCCTAAACTCATGAAAAAAAGCATGAATATAACCCTCAATTTCCTTGGCCGTTTCCCGGCTTTCGCAGTCAACAGTCAGCATCAATTTGATAGGAAACGGAGATGCGGTCTGGATGTTAAGTAGCCGCCTTTCTGGTAACGCAGATATCCCGACTTTTATCGGGCGAATTGTCCCGCATTCCATTTGCATAACATAAAGAAAAACCGCCTCACCTTTGCCCATACGACGCCCCCCCATACAGCCCGGCCCGGAACTCCGGATGCTTCGGGCTTTCAAAGCCGTTGGCATTGATTAAGTTTGCCGGGCAAAGGTTCGCGATTCCCCGGCTATTCGCGGCCTTTTCGCCCCCGGCCTCCCGGAACGGTATGCCGCGCTTCCATTCTCCATATGCATTCAATGCCATATCGCTGCGGCGGCGGAAGTCGTCCGACCTCGCCCGCTTGTCGATTACCCATTGAATGCCCTTGCGCACGGCTC